CTGCAGTGCTATATCAGATGCAGTTAAAAAAGTAACGCCTACACGTGTTGCAAGAGTTAAAGAAATCTACGGACCATTCTGGAAATAAAGATACAATTGCCGCTGAAGCTGATAGATAGAAAGCCGCGGCCAATCTTTTTGTCATCTTATATTTCGCGCTCAATGTCCAACGCTTATGCTACTAGACAAATTCAAAAAATATGAGAATAGCACGACTTTGCTATTCTATGCCTGGCCTAGACATCGTCTTGTTGTCCAGGCCACCCAAACCGGCAGAAATGCCGGTTTCTTTGTTTCAGTCGTTAAATTTTTCAGCATATTAAAAAGGTAAAAAAAAATTATTAAAAACAAGAAGGGAGAAATTTTTATGAAACTTAAAGAAATCAAACCAAATGGAATCGGGACTGTTGAATGTGTGATTGTTGCCATCGAAGAAAAGACAAACCGAAATAATGGTACATTTCTGAACATCGGAATCAGCGACGGTGAATCTCAGGTCATTGCCAAAAAATGGAATGAAAAAGCAGAGACATTTATGTTTAAGCCAGGACAGGCAGTTTTGATTGAAGTAAAAATGGAAGAATATAAAGGTGAGCCGAGTTATATCATCCGTGAAATTACGGAATCTTCGGCCGACCCGTCTTTGTTCATTTGCGGTGCACCGCTGAAGTCTGAATATATGTATAACTTCTTATACAAGACAGCCGGAAGATGCGGCGTGTACGCCTCAACAGTTAAAAGAATCCTTGCGGAGAATAAGGATAAGCTTATGATTTGGGGTGCCGGCAGGTCTATCCATCATAATATCCGTGGAGGTCTTTTGTATCATACATACCGTATGACCAAAATGGCAGCATATACAACTTCTGTATATAACAAGGAGCCTTCAATGTTGAAGGATTGCCGTGACATCAACACAGAACTGTTAGTAGCCGGGACTATCCTTCATGACATTGGAAAGCTTTTTGAGCTGGATACAAATGAGTTTGGTGCCTCAGAATATACAGTTAAAGGCACATTGATGGGGCATGCTTTCCTTGGTGCTGAACTGGCAGGCAGAGTAGCAAGAGAGGAGGGCCTGAACGAAGAGGATATCATGCTCTTACAGCACTTGATTCTTTCTCATCATGGCAAGCATGAGTATGAAGCAGTAACGGTTCCGGCGATTCCGGAGGCATTGGTACTTCATCACATTGACATGATTGATTCTTATATGTATCAGTTTGAGACACAGGCGGAAGGACTGAAACCCGGCGAAATGTCAGGCAAGGTATTCGGGCTTGACCAGAGGGTATACAGACCGACTTGGAGAGTGCCTCAGAAGAAAGAGGAAAACGAAGAAAAAAAATAAGTTTTGTGGATATTGCCCGCAGCAGATGCTGCGGGTTTTTGCTTGCTTGGAATTGTATTTGTCGTCGTATTTGCATTGCATCTATCGTTGAGGAACGTGGAGAGTTGAGACCAGGCACGCCGGAATAGTCCGGGGGGGGCGTCGGTTCGAAGGTTGCTAGACGGGTACGGGAAGCCGATTTACCAGCCCTTGTGACGTACTGCACTCAGCCTTACGGCTTCGCTTGTCAGCCTCTACGAGGCTTGGTGCACGCGAGCATAACTCGTGCGTACCAAGATAAAAGAGCAGGAAATCTTTCCTGCTCTTTTTGTCTTGCGTTAACGATATTTTTTTAATTTGACTCTTTTTTGGAATCGATTTCGGATTTAAGGGCTTTTATATAGTTATTATCCCAACCCATTTTATCTGCGATTTCCTCTGGAGAAAATCTTTCAAGCATAACTGACACGAAATTGATTCTATCTTCATGCTGTGCTTCTTTCCATTTTGTATACATTTCATGCACCCCTTTCGGACTAGATTTGTAGTATCTTAATGCCTCGGCAAGAACAGGATTTTTAATATCGTCAGGATTTGAGTTAGTCCAGTCTCTGATAAACTGTCCAAGTTCTGAGTCATTGGTTGCGGTGGCAAGATTTACGATGATTTCTTCTTCGCCGGAATTGATGACATTTCCAGACATTAAATCTACTTTTTTAATATGCTGAATCATCGGGTCGTTGGAATTAAAATCTTTTTCGGTTAAGACTATTATCATCTCCATTAAATTAGTTATTTGTAGAAACTAAGAGAAGGGAAATGATAAACAATGATACGCAAGACAAATATGTTTGTTTTCTTCTTCTTGATTTTCTACATATACAAAATATAAAAGATGACAATTTTGGTGCTATACAAAAAAAACAATTCACAACGGTACGGCAGGATGGAGAAAGGCGATACCTTCCAACGATATTAACAGAGAGCGGGAGCCCCCGGCCGACAAAAAGTCGTCCGCGGGTCAAATATTCCGGTTTTAACTTCGCACGCGGGTCTGAATCTACGTTCGAAGTCAGGTTACGAGCCGGAGCGGCGAGTTATCAGCTACCGTTTTTTATGACATATTTTTTTTAGCATAATATAATTGAATAACTTAAAGCTTGACTAAGAGAGGAAACTGATTGCTGGAGTTTTCTCTCTTTATTCCCCTAAGCGCAAAAATGGGGGCGCTATTAAATAGATTTACTTTCTTTGTACTTGTCATATGTCTTGCCATATATGACGATAGAGATAAATTTCCTCCTAAGCAAAGACATCACCTTTGTGTGATGTCTTTTTTTTGTGGCAAAAATCCGCAAAATTTGACATTTTTGTTGGCTGTGATATATTACAAAAAAAGGAGGCAAAGAGTATGAGTAAGATAGTAGATTCTCACAATGCGAATGTTTGCTGCCAGAAATTGTATTCAGTGTGGTCCTCAGAAAAAATCGCGACACCGATACGAAGAGAAATGAAAAACAGTCATTTGACGATTCGTGCTTTGCAGCTGAAGATTGCAAGAAATATAGATAGACAGGGAATACCTAAGGATTCAAAGATAGTTCCGTTTGCAGGGAGAAATGAAACAGAGATAATAAAGGCCATGCAGCAGTCATACGCTGACCGGGACTTGATTTTGCAAGTAAGAAGAAAGAAAACTAGTAAAGAAGATATAAAAAAACTGCGTTCAGGGTTGGAGAATCTACAGATGAATGCAGACTGTGACCGTGATTTGTATTTGACTTCTTATAATGCTGGATATATGCTGAAAACATTGGAAAAAAAATTATACGAAAAAGAAGAAATGGAAGAGGAGCCGTTTGGCTTGTAGGAAATGCAGCGCAGAAATGCGCTGCATTTTTGTCCGTGAAGAATCTGGCATACTGTAAATGAAAAATATAAAAAAAGAAAGGAATGAATATGGAAATTAAATGTACAAAAAAGTGCGAAAAAGACTATCCGAAAAGGCTTCTGAAAATGGAAGATGCACCGGATAAGTTGTATTATCTTGGAGATATTTTGTTGCTGGACAAAAATATCGTTGCGCTGATTGGAAAACGTGACGTGTCGGAAAAAGTAATAAAAACGACGAAAAGATGTGGTGAGATTCTGGCTGAGTGTGGCACAGTAGTTCTGAATGGGCTTGCGATTGGATGCGATACAGCGGGCTTGGAAGGCGCATTAACAGCAGGCGGGAAATGTATTGCTGTCATGCCGTGTGGTTTGGACTATGTATATCCAAAATGCAACGAAGCATTGTTAAAAAAGATTTTACAAAATGGCGGATGCATTGTCAGCGAATACGAAGCGGGCACGAGACCGGAAAGATGGCGATTCGTGGCACGCGACAGAATCCAGGCAATGCTGTCTGATAAGATTGTTGTGGTGGAATGCGAAGAAAAGAGAGGGACTATGCACACCGTGAAAGCGGGTATGGAATATGAAAAATCGTTGGCTTGCATTGTTCGTGCGAAGGAGCCAGTACTGCCGTCAGGGAACATATGGATGTTAAAAAACGGAGCAGCAGGCCTGAAAGGCGAAAATGCGTTAAGGAAATTTGTAAACGGTGCGACTGAAATGATGTAAAAAAAATAGAATGTTCTGTCGTTTTTTTTAAAACAGAAAATCCTGCATATTGTAAAAGTAAAGAAGGCAACCGAAGAGAGAACTTCCGGGACCTTCTTTTTTTTAGCCTAAAACGAGAACAAAGAGGAGACTATGTTGGAGTTTCATTTTTAGAAGTTTCAGGCATATTAAAAATGCAACATAAAAAAAGAAAGGAGATGTTTTGTATGATGAATAATGAAAATTGCTCAGATATCTCTTTAAGATATCACGATATTACAACCGAAGATATGAAAAACGGTGATGGGCTTAGAACGGTCCTTTGGTTGGCTGGCTGTGAGCATCATTGTCCGGAATGCCAGAATCCGATAACATGGGACCGGTTTGGAGGTATTCCATTTGATAAG